GAATTGCAAGGCGCAGAAGCTAGAGCCAATCGAAGACCGGGTCACCCTGGTTTTCGATTGGCCGCATTCCCGCAAAGACCCGGACAACCAATCGTTCGGAGCCAAGATGATTATCGATGGGCTGGTCAAGGCCGGAGTGCTGCCGGATGACTCGCGCAAGTGGATCGCGGAGATCCGGCATATGTTTCGGCGGACCAGCAAATTGGATGCAATCGTTATCGTGGAGATCGAAGGCGCACCCATGGTTAACATAAACATAGTAGCACCTACAAGGAAGGAAGCGGAAAAGAAGCGTGAGGCATACTTTGACAATTACCCCACGCCTGGATACTCAACGTCGATAAAAGAGCCTGAGCAAGCCGAGGATGGCACATGGATCTGCACCGGCTGGCGCGGCGAAACGTGCGACTAACAGGAGACTGACAATGACAGACGTGCCTCATAGCGTAGAGGACTTTGAGCACTACTACGATGCGATGGACTACCATCTGGACGAACTGGATGTCGAGGAAATCGGATCACATGACCAACCCGATCTAGATATCGAGACCATCCAAGGCGAGGGACGCGCAGAAGATCACCTTCGCAAGTTAGCGGAGTTCCGCGACGAATTGCGGAAGGTCTTCTGCCACTTCGAGGCGGAATCAGGCAAGATCAAAGCGTGGCGCGAGAAGCAAGACCAGAGGATACAACGCAGAATTGAGTGGCACGAACGATGCCTCTCGGCATGGTTCATGCAGACGGGTGCTAAGTCCGCGCAATTGATAAATGGCACCCTCACTAACAAACCAGGCAAATATAGTGTCGAGGTTCGGGACGAATCCATTATCCCGCAGGAGTACATGCGCGAGATACCCTTTGACGGTCCGCACTATGCGCCCGATAAGAGGCGCATCCTTGCGGCACTAAAAGAGACCGGTGAAATCGTTGAAGGCACCGAGGTAGTGCGCGGCGAGGACAAAGTGAAGATCGTGACGCCCAAACCGGTGACGCCATGAATAGCCTCTCCTCGCTTCTGCCCGCCGCGACCGAACAAGCAAAGCCCACTAAGCCTCCACTGCCCAAAAGCGGCTTAGAGCGCATCCAAGCGCAATGGGAAGACCTCACCGACGATCCATTCGATTTCGGATCGATCCAGCGACTGCTCAACATTGCCAAGTCGGCTGGTGGTGGTGCGCGGACAGTGGGCATCGTCTTTGATGAGGTGCATCTGACCGGCAACAAGTCGCACAACCTATCGGAGCAGATCGAAACCAAACTGCGCGGACGATTGGCCGTAACGTCTGCTCCTACACGCGGAGCTCGTAGCGTCCCTACCTACCACGATCCGACCCCGGAACCCGAACAGGTCGAACCAGAAGAGGCGAAAAAACGGGCCTTCCTGTTTTTGGTTGCGTGGGCGAAAACACTTGGGCTTGTCCGCACTATAAATCCGGGCGGTATACCCGTGCCACTGCTCGAGGTGGCTGTACGTGATGGCACCCTGTGCATCGGAGACCAGACCGCCACCGACTACTACGACAATCAGGCCCGGAGTGCGTAGGATGATAGCTACCGGGGAGGGATAGTACCTGCGCTTTAGCCTGCTGGTTGATACCTACTGCCATCAACCAGCAGGCTGGGGAGGAGCGCAGGGGTAGCTATTTGTGCAGATCGCACAAACGCACTCCGGGTCGAAAAGGGGAAAAATGGAAGACCAAATAATGGAATCTATCTTGGCGCGGATAGTCCAAACCGGCACCACCCCGTCAGTCCGCGAAATCGCAAAAGAATTTGGGTACCCGTCTGAAAACAGCGTGAGACACTATCTGAAAAAACTCCGCGAATCTGGGCACCTTACCAAGGCCAACAAGATCGAACTCGCAGACAGATATCGGGTCAAAGTTGAGTTGGCTGGTTAGCAAACGCAGGGTATGGCCGATCCAAGGACGGTCCGGTCAGTACGAAGTAAAACGCAATCCCGGTGACCCACCCCGCTGGTCATGCACCTGTCCCGGCTGGATGTTTCGGGGTAGGTGCCGCCACGTTGTGGAGGTGCGAGAGCAACTGGTCGAACGCTACAGGGAGGTGCTAGGATGAACGAGCAACAAGCCGATGCTGTGCGGGGAAAAACCTAAATAGATAACTGTTACAACGGAAATAGCCCCTGTCACAAGGCGAGGACAGGGGCTATTCGCCTGTCTATGCCGCCACTCCCTCTAATTCCTCTTCCGGTACCTGCCCATTGGACGGTGCGGGATCTTCCGGCGGATGCACCAGATCCGCGAATGATATCGCCCCGATGATCTGCTGGAGGTTGTTGCGGAGGGTGTTAAGTCTCTGCTCCGCTTGGGTGATCTCGCCCAACGTCTGCTGGTAGCGTTGGGTCAGTTGAGTGCGGTTTTCTTCGATCTTCTCTTCTATCATGGGAATCTCTCCTATGTATGCTTGGCTATAAAATGCCTCATGGCATTGATAATGGATGTAAGACCTGCGACTACATAAGGCACAGCTTCTGGAGCAGTAAATGATTCTGGCATATATCCAATATCAGTTATTACCGAATACGCAACTGCCCCAACGCCACCAATAGCCACACCTTTAGTTGTCTTTGATGCTTCTTTCTTTCCGAATCCAATACTAACACTGTCTTTTATTTTATCCAACATGCCATTGCTTCCTTTATTTGCTTTTCGGGTGCATACATTTATACGCCCAGCCAAATAGCGAAGTCACTAAGAATGTCAAGGTAGACACCATTGCTTCGTGTTGCCAAAAGCTCTGAAACTTCTCTCCTCCTATCCATCCGTCACTCGCCTTGCAGAGTTCGTAAAATAATGCTACTGTAACCGCTGCCCCTCCACTCCAGTATCCTGCTTTACTCGCTTCCTCTTTAGCTTTCTGCCTCTGGGTCATCTGCACAAGATTACCGCGCAGTTTTTTGACCTCCTTGTTTGCCGAATCCTTCTCTGCTCTTCGCTCTCTGGTAAGCTCGTTCAAAACCCGGTTCTGTCGCCTTAGCTGCTGGTTTTCCCGGTCTAACTCGGAGAGTGCGTCGAGCGCTTCTCGATACGTATAATTTCGACTGCTGTATTTGCTCATATCTCATTTAAGGAGTGCGCTTCCGCTTTTTCAGTTGATCAGTTTCTTCCAAAAAATCCATAAGTCGCGCAAACTTATTTGCTAAATGATCCACTCTCCTGTCGATACTACTGATCGCGTTTCGGATCCCAATCAGCAAGCATAGATTGCCTCCCGTAATTCCTACGATTACGATCACCGCACCAGCGCCAAAAAACTCAACGTCCACGTTTAGACCAAATCAGATATATTCGATAATTGACCAGAACGGGTCTTGAGATTCGCGTACGCCGAATTGAGCGGATCGCTTGGCTCAGCATCCGAAATAACTTTGAATCGATCCACGCTCGGTGCGTATAACTGAGAGGCTGGAGCAGAGTTACGCGCAGAGGCGTTAAGGTAACATTTTACCCCGTAGGTCAGTTGCCACCTGTTGTGATTCGGACCCGTAGGGTCTATAATTTTCTTGACCGTCAAATCTGAAATACGCAGATACGCATTCGTCGCAGTCAATCCACCCTCAGTCACTATCGTTGCTTGTACTGCCATTAGTTTTCCTCCTCTATCGTTCGTTCATTCGATTCCAGTGCCGCAAAAGCATTCCTCATATCCTCCGGTAGTGCAGCACGTTGATCATCCGATAAAACTTTAGCCATTTCGTGCATCCACTTGAAGTTTTGGAATCCCATGTCCCAGGAAAACTTGATGCCTTTTTGGACGTTGAGAAATCTATGCCCCGGTATCGTTCCTTCATCTTCGGTTTCCGCATGGGTCACGATACCCGCATCTTCCATCCTCTGTACTAACTCGGGAGCATCAACTTCCATGCCGCCCAACAATCCATTGCCCTGCCGCTTTGCCATTTCGGTAGTGTAGGCTCGACCAGCCAACGCATCGGGCATATCGTCCAGTGCAGTTGCCCACGATGTGTCGCTGGCGTGTACGGTCCCATCCCCTTTGATTATGACTCTCTGAACGCCCCAGTTTTGTACTGAAAACAGATTCCCACCATTCGCGACAGTGGTTACACCTGCCGAACCATCTGTTACGGCACCGACGATTTGGACTACAGCCCCTGTCCCTGTAGAGTCTGTCGTTAGCGCCGCCTCGCCCAAGATGCCCTCAAGGGCAACTGCTTCCTGTGCACCCGAATCGGCATCCCGGAATCCTCGTATACCCAACCCTCCAGCACCACCATTAGTTTTTGCAATCCTGCCAAAGGTGTCTGCTTCTTCGAAATCGGTCATCGCATGAGCGACATCCGA